GTAACATTATTTTTATTCCAATTACCATTATCAAATAACTCAGAGTAAGTAGCTATATTCGTTCTCTGTGGCTCAACTAATATACTCGGACACGTTCCATTAGTGTAATCAATACGAGGTACATTTAATCTATCAGTTGTAGGAAAGTATTCTGTTGCTGTTGAGCCTTGTTCAACTTGTGCTCCCCAAATATAAACACCACTAACACTATTTGTTCCTGTTGTTGTTAATGATAAATAAAGGCCTGAAGTATTAGGTGACTTACTTGTAAAAACACAACGATACCACCCATTACCTACATTTGTTATTGAGCCACTTGAATTTGACCAAGTTGCACCCGTAGTTACATTAACTGTAAGCGTTGATAAATTAAAATTTGCAAATGTTCCTGAAGTTGCAAAATCACTACAAACCATTTGAAAAACATTAGTATTGTAAATTTTTGCATAACACGAAAAAGTAAAAAATAATTCTTCCGAAGCTTTTGGCATATTTGCTGAATAAATTTCTTGGGCCGATCCCGAAATTAATAAATCAGCAGTAGTCGTTCCATTTGGAGCAATAATAGCGTTATTTGTAATTGTTGCACTATTGTATTTAGTCCAAGTTGTATCAAAAGTTTCTGATTGTTGTATTAAATTTCTTGGAACTACTTCAACCAATCCTGCACTATTAACTCTCGTTGCAGTTGTTGCTCTCGTTACTACCAAATCTCCACTACCATCAGTAGGTTTTATCGAATAAAGTTTGTCTTCCTTATACGCGTTCGGCGTTATACAGAGTGAAGCACTATCAAATAAACTCATATTATATTTTTTTTAAATTAGTTTTATTTTTACAATAACCATTTAACATTGCTGATAAAGAAGTATATTTTATATTGTTTTCTTCTGCTGCAATTTTCATTGTATCGTATATTATGTTTTTTTCTGTATCAATAACTTTTATTGCTGAAGGATTTTTACCGACTTTAACTGCATTACTTTTTTTTATTAATGTTTCTTTTGTAAATACCTGCAATGCTCTTTTTTCTTTAATTATTGCTTTACTATATTCACTATGTTTTTTACCTTTAAATGTACTTTCTTTTCCTTTTTTAGATTCAGATATTTTTTTACAATGTTCTTCACTTCTAATATAATCTAAAGATAATGTTCTAATTCCTTTTCTTCTTTCTGATATTTTTTTTCTAACGCTTTCAGTAACATTTTTAGTACCTTCACCACCATCAGTTAAGTTACATAATACGCCTGTTTTGTTATCTTTTCTACCATATAAGCTAATTAAAAAAACTTCTAATTCAATAGCATCTTCAAAAGATAAATTTTCAGCTAAAACTTCAACATAATATCCGTGTTTGTCAACTATGTTTTTCCAATATGAACTTCTTTTTGTTTTAGTATATGGTCTTGAATTATTGCCCATTCCAACATAAAAAACAGTATTGTTGTCTTTTGTTATATGTCTATAAACACACTTATCAAAAGATAAACTCATATATTTTCTATTATATTAATTAAACATTGTTTTGCCTCAAACGTACCACCATCAGCAGTAACCCTTGCTATGAAATCTATTACTGCCTCTATTTCGTTTCCTAATATTTCAGTCTCTCCCGCCCAACTTACAGAGTAAACACTACCCCAACTAATATTATTAGTGATAGCACCTTGCCCCCAATAAATATCGTTGTTATTTACACCTTGACCCCAATCTATATTATTTGCCATTTTCTATTTTTGTTAAAAATAATTCTAACTTTTTTTTGTTTTCTTCTTTAGGTTTGGTATAACTACCTACCTTTTTTCTTTTCTTTTTACAACACCCAAGACCCATAAAAATTGTCGGTATCAGGAAACATATCCCCGTTTGAATTACTATTATATTCAGGAAAAGTTGCATTGTTAAAACACATAAAATCTATGAATCTTTGCGTATAGTGTTGTGCAATATCACGTTCTTTTTCTACCAAGTAATCAATTTCGTTTTTCTCTACACTTGTAGAATTTTCAGCAGTATGTTTAAATACTCCTTTGTTAGCTATTGTATATGCTGCAAATGGTAAATATTGAACCATAGCAAAATGAATTAACATCGGTTTAATATACTCGGTTAAAAGATTCTTATATATAAGATTTGCGTTTAAGTTAATATCACCGCTTATAATCAAGGTTTGAAACTTGTTATATAAATCAGTTCCTAAATAGTTTTGAATAGTTATATCCTGTGCTATTTTTATATATTGGATAAAATCATCAACGTCTAAATTTCCATTTAGTATAGTGAATCTTTTTACATCCTCAGTACTTATTAATAATGCGTAAGCCATTTTCTAATTGTTTTTAGGTAAAAATCCTTTGTTTGGCATATCTATTGGTCGTTTGGAAACTAATTCCTCATTTTTAACTGTATAGCCATATTCTGCAGCTTTTGCACCTGCTATTATTCTTGCTTTAGGTGAATTAACATCAATGTTTACACCTTCAAAACTTGCGTAAACTTGTTTATTCCATCTATGGTGACAAGCACCACCGCCTTTGTATAACCATATTGAATAAGTGTCAGCGCCACGTGGACCCCAACCTTTATTAACCGCTTGTTCAGACATTCTAATAATATCTTCTTTACGATAAATTTTATCAGCTTCAGTCATTTTTTTACAAAACAATCTACTATCAGCAGAAATTTCACCCGCATAAACGTAACGAGTTATAAATCTAATTCCATCAATGTTTTCGTCTTGCTCACTTTTAGCGTTTGGTCTTGCAGAACCGGTACTTACAAAATTGTAAACTTTAGATAGTAAACTTTGTTTTGGCTCTTTGTTTAATAATTCGTTTTCAGCATCGTCGGTATCGTAGTCAACTTCGCTTTCGTCAATTAATAACCAATTTTCGTTAGGTGTTTCTCCCAAGTCTATTAAATCATTTGCAACTTCGTCGTCTAAAGTATTGTCGCTTGAACAACATACCTTACTCATTTTAACCCCTGTTTCTTCTTCTTTCGTTTCTGCGTTTAATGTATTTACGTCTATAAAATCAAGTGGTTGTATTGTCTTAAAATATAGGTTTAAAGCAATCCCGTTTACTGATAGTATTTCGTCTAACGCTTCAATGATTTCTAATTGATATGGTCTAATAACAATATTGTCAAATAAACGTGTAGCAGTTTCTATTTCATCAGCATTGTTACCTAAACCACCGCCTGTATCTCTAATTCCTAAAAGCATTGGACTTGTAACACGATGCCCAACAATTAATTTTTCAAAACATTCGGTAGATAAATATTGATAATGTGCCGGTGCTTCGTTTAATGGAATATCGTCAACTGTAGTTTTGTTTTCTGCACTTGCATTAAAAGATACAATTACCTTATCGCCTTTGCTTCCTGTTAATTTACGTTTAACTTCGTTTGCTACTTCTTGACGTTTTTCTTCAGGTGGAATGTTATTGTTAAAGTTAATTACTTTTGTACCACTAAAACCATTCATTACATCGTTGATCAAGTAGTCGGAAATTTCTTGCTCTAAAGTTGCGTATGGTAAAGCACCCGAATAATCTATTGGAGTATAGTAGTGATAACCTGAAACGTATGGTTTAATAACGTATAATTCAACTTCTTTTCCGTTACCAAATTTAAAAGCAGGTATGCGTTTTAATACGTCACCTTTTCTGTAATTTGACCAATCGTGATGGTAAAACCACGCTTCAATTTCGCCTTTATCGTTACATTTTTCTGCTCTTAACGTGTGCATTGGAAAATGCTCAACTGATTTAACTTTACCATTCAAGTAAATAACCTGCATTGCAGCCATTCCAAGCAATTTACGTTCTAAAGCAACTTTACGCAAACAATCCTTTTTTATAATAGACATCATTTGTGCGTATTCGTTTGGCTTACGATTTGAATCTGTAGCATCGATTCCTTTTCCATAAATCATATTAGCAATACCTGTTATAATAGCGTGATTTGTATTTGAATACAAAAATCTATCAATAAGGTATTGAAAATAGTTATTATCTACTCCGTATTCAACGAACTCTTTGTTTTTAGATTCAGTTATAGTTGGAGAATTATAAGCGCTTAAACTTAAAATGTGTACGTTATCCATAAATTATAAATTCGTTATCTGAAGTTCTTTGCGTGTAAACGTTTTTGTTTATACTAAATTCTTCAATTATTTGGTTTGTGCAAAATATTTTGTCTCTATAAACTACATCAGTACCATTTAAAATAGTCAAATTGTAGAATTTGTTTTCTATTATCGGAAATACCAAATTAGTAACTGCGTAATATTTATCAATCGAAAATACGCACCCGATAGTTTCTTCTGTATTTGCTTCTTCATCTCTTAAAACAATAGCATCAGCTTCTAAACCATCAATCGTAGCGTAAAGATTTTGTGCCGTTCCTTGTTCACGTAAAATAATCATTATTTTATTTTAAAAATTAAAAAACTTATATTTTGTTTTTATAATATTAATTAATATATTTACAAAAAAAAATAATATGAAAGTTTGTTCTAAATGTAAAGTAAAAAAACATTTTAATGAATTTAGCAAAGACAATCAAAAGAAAAATGGATTTGTAAGTAGTTGCAAAGTTTGTGTGAAAAAATATTATGAATCTCGTAAGGAAACAATCTCTAAAATGATGAAAATATGGCGTGAAAATAATAAAGAAAAAATGTATGATTATAATAAACTTTATTATAAATTAAACAAAGAAAAAATCTACAAACAAGTAACAAAATATTATGAAGATAATAAAGAAAAAATAATACAACAAAAATACAAATACAGAAATACAAAATTAAAACAAGACCATATTTTTAAATTTTCTTATAATGTTAGAAGTTTAGTCTATCATTCTTTTAAACGTGGTAAAAATCAATTTCAAAAAAATGCAAAGACAGAACAAATTTTAGGATGTACTATTGAAGAATTTAGAAGTTATATTGAAGATAAATTTACAGAAGGTATGACGTTTGAAAATTATGGTGAATGGCATTTAGACCACATTATACCATTGGCAAATGCAAATACTGAAGAAGAAATAATAAAATTGAATTACTATACAAATTTTCAACCACTTTGGGCAAAAGATAATTTAAGTAAGGGTTCAAAAAATATATAACACAATTAAAACAAAAAAAGGGTAACTAAAAAGCTACCCTTAATTAAATTTAAAGTTGATTATTAAGAACCAA